TCCTTTCTAAAGTTGGCCTTTTGTTACCTCCATAAAACTTACAATTATGTGAACTTGATTAGCAGCGTTGGCCTGCGCTTTTAATACATCAGACTCTTGCAAAACAAGGGGCTGAGATAGTAATTCTGTTGTGGTGTTAGTAGCAACACTTTTTTGTTTAAATACTTCGAAGGTAGCTGAAGACCTAACAACTTCTAGGTCTACTAATGTTGTGCTTCCTGAATCATTACAAATTAAAATAGATTTTACAACATCAGTTGTAGGAGGCACAGGTGGTGTAGCACCAGGGTTAGCTGTAGGCACTGTTAGTATGGTTGTTAAATCTGTAGATGTCATATCAAC